GTTGTATGATCTATGATGCAAGTGATCCTGCTGCCATAGCTAAGGCAAAGAGAGATGAAGAAGATACTGAAAAAGATTTGGACTTTGTTGTGTCGCAGCCTCGCGGCCGCCGCTTTATTTATAACCTTGTGTTTCAAACGGGCCATGCGCTATCTCAGAGTTACGTCCCGAATAGCTCTGATGCGACGGCGTATAATGAGGGCGCTCGGTCGATAGGCACTACTATCATGCGTCAGTTGCAGGCAACTAACCCTAAAGCTTTTATGCAGATGCTAGAGGAAAACCATTTCGATGGTTAATCCAACGCACACATATCCGCCAACTACTGAGCCTGGGCCGTTTAATATAAACCGTTATGCGCGTATTGGTTTGCATGAGCTGTCGGATGGTACATTTGTAAACACTTCTCACGGTAGCCCTTTACCTGTCTTTAGCCATGGTGAAGTTTTTGTTCATGATGGTTATGCGTACCATAGAGATGCTTATTATGCGTCTATTGATGGGGGCGCTACAATAAATATGTTATTGCGCACGCCGGCAATTAATGAAGTGCACCTTGTAGCCTACAGCGCGACGGTGACAGGCGGCCCCAGCATATTATCTTTGTTAGAAAACGTAACCGTATCTGCAGATGGAACTTTAGTTGCGCCTTATAATTTAAATAGAACATCATCAAATACTAGTGGTGTTTTTATATCTGAAAACCCTACAGTAAGTGGCGGCATTTTAATTGAAAGGCACTTAATACCAGCAGGTCATAAAGATGGTGGTCTGTCTCCTAATACCAGCGCTGGTTGGGTGCTCAAACCTTCAGAAGAATACTGCATTAGATTAACCAACAACGACAGTAGTGCTATATCTGCTTCTGTTGAAATTATGTTTTACGAAGAGCCATAGGAGGAGAACATGGCAGAAGATGAAGTAATGGTTGAGGAGGAAGCTCCAGTAGAGGAGCAAGTTGAAGCGCCGGTTAGTGAGGAAGCCGGTAGCGAAGAGCAATCCAGTACCCTGCTGTCGGGTGACGGGGGTGAAGGAGAAGGCGAGAACACCGGTGTACCGGAAGAGTATCTGTTCACGCCACCAGATGGGTTGGAAGTTGACGAAGCACAATTGGAGGCTTTTGGCGAATATGCTCATGGCCTTGGGTTGTCGCAGGATCAGTTCCAGAAGCTCATCGAATTTGATCTTCAGCGTGGGCAAAACGCGCAGGAGATGATGGCTTCCGCTTATACAGAGCGTGTCTCTGGATGGGCAGACGCTACTCGAGCGGATAAGGAACTTGGCGGCGAGGCTCTCAATGAGAACCTTGGCGTCGCTAAACGAGCAATGGATGCTTTTGCCAGCCCAGAACTCGCTAAGCTGATAGAGGCACCCTCCGCTCAAAACCCAGACGGTTTAGGCTTAGGTAACCATCCCGAGGTTATCCGTCTATTTTATCGCGTTGGAAAAGCAATTTCTGAAAGTTCTTTAGTTACCGGAGATAGCAAAGTTGAGGGTACTAATAGCTTGCAGAAAATGTATCCAACTATGTTCAACCATGCTGAGTAGAAGGAGCTTATAAATGGCTGTTCTCGGCACCACGAACCCGACGCTTGCTGACCTCGCAAAGGTTACCGATCCTGACGGTTCTATTGCGGATGTTGTGGAAATCCTCAACGCCACCAACGAAATCCTCATGGACATGACATTCCTTGAGGGTAACCTTACGACCGGTCACCGGACTTCAATCCGCTCTGGTCTGCCAACCCCAACCTGGCGTAAACTCTATGGCGGCGTCCAGCCGACAAAGAGCCGTGCAGTTCAGGTCACTGACAACACTGGCATGATGGAAGATTATTCTGAAGTCGATAAAGCCCTTGTTGACATGGCCGGCAACCCTGCCGCTTTCCGCCTCCAGGAAGACCGTCCTCACATCGAGGGCATGAACCAAGAGTTTGCTTCCACACTGTTCTATGGTGATGAAAGCACAGCTCCTGAAGAGTTCACCGGTTTTGCTCCGCGTTACAGCTCGCTGTCCGCTGAGAACGGTGACAACATCATCAATGGCGGCGGGTCAGGTGCTGACAACGCTTCCATTTGGTTGATCTGCTGGGGTCCAAACACCTGCCACGGCATCATTCCAAAAGGCTCGAAAGCTGGCGTACAGCAACGCGACCTTGGCGAAGTTACCGTAGAAAATGCTGACGGCTCCAATGGCCGCATGCAGGCATACCGCACCCACTATCGTTGGGACGTTGGTTTGTCTGTTCGCGACTGGCGTTATGTCGTCCGTGTTGCTAATATCGACCGGTCACTCTTGACCTCAGATATTACCACAGGTGCCGACCTAAATGATCTTATGCACCAAGCTTGGACAGAACTACCGAGCACCTCGGCTGGCCGTTGCGCTTGGTACATGGATAAGCAGGTTATGTCGTTCTTACGTCGACAAACTGCAAACGCTGTCCAAAACTCAACCCTGTCAGTCGACATGGTTGGTGGCACGATGCAGACCTCTTGGGGTGGCATTCCTATTCGTCGCTGCGATGCGCTTCGTACCAACGAAGCCACCGTTTCCTAATTTATAGAGAAGGAGATATCGCCATGATTATGGATGAGCTTCTTGAGTTCGCGGACGCCACCGCTCTTAGCACCGCTGGCACGGGCCTTGCCGCTGTCGGTGATGTTATTGACCTTGGTGCCGCTGGCCAAGACCTTGGCAATGGGCAGCCTCTCTATCTGGTCATCCAGGTAGACACAGCTGTCACTTCTGCTGGGTCAGCCACAGTGTCCTTCCAGCTCGTATCCGATAGCAGCGCCACATTGGCTGCTGACGGTTCCGAGACGCTGCACTTTGCAAGTGACGCGATTGGTAAGGCAAGCCTTGTCGCTGGTTATGAGCTGGTCATTCCAGTTCCTCTCGGCGGCAGCAATGCTTACGAGCGCTATGTTGGCATTCAGCAGAATGTCGGCACAGCCGCTCTTACTGCGGGCAAGATCAACGCCTTCTTAACCTTCGATCCGAAGGGTTGGAAAGCGTATCCTGACGCAGCCAACTAAGTTGGTGTGGTGCGGGGGCTACGGCCCCCCACCATATTTTTCGCATGGAGGAGATGTTAAATGCCAACTGTTGTTTTTAAAGAAGACTTTTTTGACGGCAGCCGCCGTTATCGTGCCGGTCAGCCGCACGATATTCCAGACAACATTAAGCTGCCTAAATATGATATTCAGAGTATTGATGGTAAACCCTACACCAGACCTACTCGAGATTATAAACCCACCCCGCAGCCTAAGTCGCGGCGGCAACCTGTAGAGGACTAAGCCATGGCGAGTAAGGTTCAGATCGCTAAGATGGCCCTGCAGCACATTGGTGACCGCTATGATATCAGTGATATCACTGAAGCGACGCCAGAGGCTGAGCAGGTCAATCTTTTGTTTGATGACACGCGAGATGCCTTACTCCGCCAGCACCCTTGGGGCTTTGCTACTAAGTATGCTTCTCCAGCTGCTTTAAGTGGTACGGTTCCTGGGCACTGGGATTATATGTTTCAGTATCCGTCTGATTGCATTCGTCTGCTTGGCATAATTAATCCTCTTGGTCCCGATAAACCAAAAGTAAAATTTGAAATCGCCCGAAACAGTTCAGATGACCGTGTTATATTGTCTAACGAAAAAGAGCCTCAGATCTATTACACTATGCGGGTAACTGACACCGGCGACTATGACCCTGAGTTCACCATGGCATTTTCGTATGTTCTTGCTGCTCGCATGGCAATGCCTTTAGTAGGTGACTTAAACATCGCTAATAGTTTGTACCAACAAGCACAAGCTGTTTTAGCCAGTGCCGGCGCGTTAGATGCAAACGAAGGGATTGAGGAGGGTACACCGGATGCGGACTGGATCAGGGCGCGCGTCTAATGGTTAAAATAGTCCAGTCTAGTCTTTCTGGAGGCGAGGTATCCGATGCCATTGGTAGTCGCGTCGATATCGATAAATACAGAAGCTCTGTAGCAAAGGCCGAAAACGTATTTCCACAAGTACACGGCGGCATGACTAATCGTGCCGGTTTGCAATTTATTGGGTTTACTAAGGGTATAGGTGATATCCGCCTTATCCCATTTTCTTTTAGCACCGAGCAAACTTATGTTTTAGAGATGGGTCCATACTACATGCGCGTCATTAAAGACGGCGGCTATGTATTAGACACATCTAAAGTTGCTACTATAACCGGTGTAACTCAAGCTAATCCTGCCGTTGTTACCACTAGCAGCGCTCACGGTTTTACTGCTGGGCATTCTGTATACCTCAGCAGTATTGGTGGTATGACCCAATTAAATGGTCGGACGTTTACCGTTAAAGCTGTTTTGTCTTCTACGACATTTTCCTTGGAAGACAGTGTTGGTAACGCTTTAGATAGCACTGGGTTTACAGCATACACTTCTGGCGGGTCTGCTCAGGAAGTGTACGAGATAGCCCTGCCTTATAGTGGCCCCGATATTTTGGAGCTTAATTACACGCAGTCTGCTGATGTGATGACACTAGTGCATCCTTCTTTTGAACCTAGAGATCTGACACGCACTGATCATGATGCCTGGACTTTAACCACCTTAACCTTTGCACCTGATCAAGCAGCTCCGACTAGTGTTAGTGCTTCTGCTACCACTACAGGATCTACTACTTATAGATACGTTGTTACTGCTGTTAACGCAGAGACGCTAGAAGAAAGCTTGCAGTCTAACACCGCTACTGTAACCAACGCTGCTGCCACTAACTGGGATAACAATGTTACCTGGACGGCAGCGGCAAATGCTCAGTATTACAATGTGTATCGCGAAAAGAATGGCATCTTTGGTTTTATTGGTCGCGCTGGCAGCACTTCTTTTAGAGATGATTTTATTGAAGCCGACACTTTAGATAGTCCACCTGAAGGACAGAACCCTTTTGTGGGTGCCGATAACTACCCGTCTGCTGTTACCTATCATCAGCAGCGTCGCATCTTTGCAAATACAATTAATTCTCCGCAGACGTTCTATATGACGCAAACTGCAAACATAAGTAATATGTCTTTTTCTAGCCCGCTAAAAGATGATGACAGTATTACGGCTACCATTGCGTCTCGCCAGGTGAATGCCATTCTTAACATGATATCGTTGCGTCAGCTTATTCTGTTGACATCTGGCGGCGAGTGGACAGTTGATGGTGTTGATGGCGTCATCACACCCTCTGGGTTGAAGATTGAGCCTCAGTCTTACTTTGGTTCCGTAGCGCTGCCGCCAATTATTGCTGGTGACATTGTGCTCTACATGCAGCCAGGCCAGGTTGTCCGCGATATGGGCTATAAATTTGAGACGGATAGCTACACTGGTAATGACCTCAGCGTCTTAGCCAGGCATTTATTCGATTATAATACAGTTGTTGATTGGTCGTTTGGAATTGCGCCTCACAGTATTCTATGGTGCGTGCGCAGCGATGGTATTGTTTTGTCGTTAGTATATTCGCGTGAGCAAAATGTTTTTGGATGGTCGACACACAGTACTCTAGGTAGCTTTAAATCGGTGGCCTGTGTTCGCGAAGATGAAGAAGATATTGCCTACTTTGTAGTAGAGCGCAACTTTAATGGCGTTACTAAAAAGACGGTTGAGCGTATGAGCACGCGCGACTTCGATGACTTACAAGATAGCTTCTTTGTTGATAGTGGGTTGTCTCTGGATAACCCTGTAACCATTACAGGATTTAGCAACACTAACCCAGTGGTTATCACCACTGCCACTTCTCACGGACTTAGCCCAGGCGACACCGTAGATATATCAGGGATTAAAGTTTCAGATGACGCCTATACTCGCGGTTTTGTCCTGGATACTGACGTTAATGGCACAGGGTACACTGTAGGCGCTGTGACCTCGACCACGTTTGAATTAATTAATGCAGGCACCAATGTCGATGGCACGCTATTCAACACGTATCACTCAGGTGGAGAAGCGCGTAAAGCACTCTCCTCCATAAGCGGATTGTGGCATCTTGAAGGCATGACTGTGACAGCTCTTGCTAATGGTAGGGTGCAGGCAGATCTTACTGTGACTAATGGC